GGGGTTGGTATTGTTACTGGGTCAGGAGACACTACCGTTGATTTAACTGGGTTAGGTGTTGAAAATACAGGTATAGGAATTCCAACAGGTATAGCATCTTGAATACTAACATCTCGTGTTGGATTACTAACTTCAGTTTTTTGTTTGGTTACCATTACCACAGCAGGTTTAGCTCCAATCATAACATCCGATTCTCTTCTTTGTAATACAACACCAACATCATCTTTACTTTCATCAAAGCCAGCATCGATTTCAGTTTTTGTTTGTATCGTTCTCATTGGTAAATAAACTTGTACAATTTCTATTAAGATTATTTGTGCTATTTTAAACACATCTTCTCTGGATAATTGTAGTGGTAAACTTATCGATTTTTTATTTCCATAATTTGCCGATTTAATTGATGACTCTCTACCAGCAAATTCATATTTAACTGCTTCAACAAATTTAGTATGTATTTTAGTAGCTAATGTATCCAATCCAGCTATACCAAATTCAGCAACTAATTTATTATACCATTGTTGACTATAAGTTCTTTTAATAAAATCATCAACTATTGATGGATTTATTGATTCCAAAAAAGTTGGAACATATGGAATAACATCATCTTTAAAATCTCCACCATTAATTAATATATTAAATCTCTGAAGTAAATCAGTTTTTTTAGATACATCATTTATTAATGGTAATAGTTTAACTTCAGTTCTGGATGGTGATATTTGCTTAATCCACATTTTTTCATTTGGTGATTCAAACCCAACTCGTTTATTTAATAAAGTTATTTGAGTTTTAAATATACCATTATCATAACCACTTTCTTTTAACAATCTTTCTATATCAATAAAGTATTCTTTTGGGAATTGCAATGCTTGAAATAATGTGTTATCTGCAATTAAAAAGTAATCACTAATATTTTGTGAGTTTAATGGGACATACCTAACTAATTCACCAAATTCACCCTGTGGTAATTGTGTATCGTTAACATCATAGATGATAAATTCAATCATATCCGAATCAGAAAAACCAAAGAATGATTGAAGAGTTCCCTGTTCAAAAATTGCTCGGTCTTTAGCACTAATTCTAAATGCTTGATTATCAATTATTTGTTTAAATGTTTGTATTGCCATTTTTATATTTTATATTATGTAGCCCTTCTACGTCTTGCTTGCCAATAATGTGTGTTTAATGTAAGTGTACCTTTTGAATTAGCATCTTTTAAAACTACTTTACCATCAAATGTACCTTCATTATCATATTTACCACCTCTTCTAGAAACTACTATGGCTACTTTACCAGGTGTACTACCACCATCAGTTGATTTTGGTATTGTTATTTTACCACCAACAACATTACTAAAATCAAATGCATTATTTCCTTGTTCTGATACTGTTAATACCGCATCAATATCACCCACATTATACAAATCAAATCCATTTCCAATAAGAAATCCCCTAGCATCTTTTTTTCTATCATCATACCAAATCTGGAAACCTTCATTAAACTTATCTGCAATTTGTACTTGTATAACTTTATATCCGATTTTTTCCGATATTGCGTATTGGTTTGGTAATCCATTTATAAAATCTAATAAACTAGCTTTCTTAGCAGCATCAGTTGCTAACTCTTGTTGCTCTTTAAGTTTTCTTTCAAGTTTAAATGCTTCCTGCAATGCCTCAACCCTAGCTTCTAAGGATACCCTTTGTATTGCTTCATTTAATGAATTAACAATTGCGTTTTGTAAATCAATTGTAGTTGTTGCTATTTGTGAGTTAGCAACTGTAGATTGATTTTCAGCAATACTAGCTTTAAGCTTTTCACCATCAACTTCAACTCTCAAACTTTGTGTTACAATTTCAAGACCACTAACCTTAGAACGTAAATCTGATACTGTCCTAGTTAAATCCTTTACCTGAAGTGTTAAATCAAATACACTTTGAGTTGCTTCATTATATATAGGTCTAGCTACACCATCAAATGGTTGAACACGTCTTTGTGGTATTAATTCAAATATAGTTGTATCAACTGCTTTAGTTAACTCATCTATATTATAGTTAGGTTTAACCAATTTACCAGAAATAATACCATCTGCCAAATCTGATTCTTGAAACAAACGGACACCAGCTGCGTTCTTCTCATTTAATGCTTGAGAACCACTAACTATTATTCTACCAACTTGTTGTTCGTTTTTTAAACCGGAATCTTTCATAATTATGCTATAACACTAAATGTATAATCTTCATCAAAAAATTGAGGTGTTCCATCAACCACAACTTTAATTTCTATTTTATATACTCTGTCAACTTCCCAATTAGATAAATTTAATTTAAAGAAGTTTCCATCCGTATCACAACTTACTTTAGTAAATTCACCAAATGGTACAATTACATCACCACTGTGGTAATCTGATATTTGGTAATACGTTTGTTCATTTAAGAACTTTGATGTTGAGTATTGAGCGGTTGAACTAAATGTTTTAATTGGATATAATTCTCTACCAACTACTCTTATTTTAGGAGTTGTATTTACTTTATATTCCTTTTTAAAATTTCTTAATCCAACTTTTATTTCTTCTGCTACCAATTCAGTCATTGAACCAGTTACAAAAGTTGTATCATCCCAACCAATTCTAATTTTTGGTTGATGTATTGTTTTTGTTTCTTTACTAAAGAATTTTAAAATACCATAATCAGATGTATTATATTCATTTGCAAATGGTAGTTTTAAAATAAGACCATCATTTGGAATTGAACCACTAATCCAATCTTGCATAATATCGTTGATATCCATATTGACATCAGTTGTACGATATTCAAAATCTTGCGTAGCAAATACATTTGAATAAAATGTACCACCTAAACCAGCATAAGAACCAGTAGATACTTCAGAAAATTCTGCGGTTTGTAACCAACGTAATACTGAATCTCCCTCTCTATTGTTCCAAGTTACCCCAGCGGTTGTGATATCATCAAATCGAGTACCCTTGCCCATTTCCCAACTTTGTGAGATTGGATATGCCTCCAATGTAAATTCCAATGGTAGTTCCTCAGAATCAGTTTCTCTCAAAACTAACTCAGCAGAACTCATTGTTACATCACCACTAGCTATACTAGCTGAGAGTGGCTCTATATCGAATTTAAGGAGTGCTCTTGATATATCTTTTATGTTACCATAAAATACCTTACTCACTTCCAATACTTCATCTAAACCAGTGTTTTGGTCTGGTTGTTGTAAGTACACCGATGCATCTTTTGATGCTGTTAAAAAGTATATCATTATTTAGCTCTTCCTTTTATATCCACGTCCGGAAACTTAACTTCAAAAACCGATGGGTCCAATGATGGATAAATTACTTTATCTTTAGTTGCCGCCATTATATTATATGAATTAGCAGAATATTGTCCACCACATTTATTTACAATTTCCATTTTTGGTACTGAACTTACCCCATCCACATTAGCTACTATTAATTCCAATTCACTTAAGTTGATAGTATTATTAAATGTCCAATTATCAATATTAAAATAATCTTTTAATTCTTGAATACAATTAGATAGTACTTCACTATTGTTGTAATTTCTAAGTGTAATAATTTCAAAATTAATTCCAATGTTTATAATATATCCATTTGATATATTTACACCATCGGTAAGAATTTTATATTCTGTTAAATATGTTTTTAAGTTTTCCTTAACTGCTCTATTCAGTTCCGAAAGTTTACCATCTGCATCATATCCTAATAAATAAAGATTGATTGCGAATGGGTTATTTTTTTCATTATCATTTGAAGTTTTACCAACTAAGAAATCTCTAATTTCAGTTTGTACACTTCTCCTATCAGGTTCTTCATTATCCGGCTTATTAACAAAACTCATTACCAAATCAGTAAACTCATTTAGAGCCGATGGTGATGATAATATTGCTGATGGGGAGTTGTTATCCAATGTACCATCTGCCGTAGCGTATGCCTTTGCAATACCCCCAAATTTGGATGGCATTGCCAATACTCTAATTTGATAATCTTTAGCAGTTACTGCTCTATTTTGTGAACCAAAGTTTGCTAATGCATTTTGTCTAATCTCTTCAATTGCTTCACCATCTCTACCACCAGTTGCAGGTACTTCATTATCAACGGCAATTGATGCTTTTGTTGTATTATAAATTGCACGTTCCGTATCAGTAAATAATTGTGTATCTTCTTCAAATTGAATACCAGTAATTCTAGTAAGTGTACCTTTACCAACATTTGATGAAACACCACCACCAACTAAATACTTAAGAGTTATAGTTGTATTTGATGGTGAAGTACCATAAGTTTTAGTATGTAAGAAATTGGTTGGGTCAAATGATGCTTCCAATCTATTGATTGAATTTGGTAAACCTAATCCAACATTTTTTAAATTTGGAATTAAAGTTTCATCATTTGCAGTTGGGTCACCAGCACCAAATTGAACAGTAGTTGTACTATCTGAATTTACTTTCTTTACAAAACGTTTTGGTGTTTTTATTGTTTTAAGAATGTAAGGTACTGTTGTTTTAAATTGATATAAGTCCGGGTCATTATTTTCAGTATTTGGGTAATCCACAAATACCATTTCTTGTCCTAAATATGGAACCTCATAATATTTGTTTCCGTTTAAATCTCTTACATCATAAATATCAATTACATTAGTATCAGCAATATCAATTTTTTGAAATGCTTCATATGAACCAAAATCAAAATCTTGCGTTTTTATTTCAGCTGAAATTGCGTTTACATATTTCTTAACTAAATAAAATGATGGTTCACCAGAAATGGCATCCCTTTCATATAAAGTTAGTTCTCTATCAGTTGAATCGGTAAAATCTATAACATTTTGAGTAATGAATTTAATACCACTTGCTGATTCAACCTGCATACCCTCTTTAATCCTAAGTAAAAACTTAGTATCAATTGTATTATTAACACCAGTACCAATAGCTGGTACTAATTGGTAAACCGATAATGTTGTAATTGCAGGTGATGTTACTTTTGGAGTGTATCCTAAATATTGTGATAATGCAATAACATTTTCAATATCTTCCGCATGAACCATTAATGAGTCCTTTAACGTATCATCAATGTAATATGAAAGTGAATCACCTATATACGATGCCATTTCAATGAACATCATACCAGGAGATGATTCATTAAAATCAGAATATGTTTTAGGGAAATAAGTTTTACTAAACTCTATTAAATTATTTCTAAAGTCCGTAAAATCTTTATTAAGGTATTTTATATCCTTACCCTTATTCTTAAAATTCTTATTTGTTTTAGTTATTGCCATATTATATTATCCTTGTACATTAAATGTTACTTCATTTAAATCTACACTACCATTAACTTGAAACTTTAGTGAAATATTTATTTGATTCCTATCTTTTAATGCATCTGTTTGTTCAACTACTATATCAGCTATTGTAACATAAGGTAGCCATTGTTCAAATGCCTCATTTATAGCATCCTCAATTTTGCCCTCAATATCATCATTATTAAAATCAAATAGTATTTCATGTAATCCACTACCAAATTCAGGTTGTAAAATTCTTTCACCTCTTTGTGTTAATAATAAATTTTTTATGTTTGACTTTATTTGGTCGGTTGTATTATATGTTTGAGTGAATCCATTTCCTCCAATTTGAAGAGGCAAAGATATACCTATCGCATAATCATTGTACGTTTGGGTATCTTTTACTATCTTTGAACCTAATTCAATTGCCATATCTTATAATTACATTCCAGGTCTCCAACCACCTTTTGATTTATCAAATGCTTTAACTAATGCTGAGTTATCTCTATTAAGAATTCTATCCAATCCAGCTAATCCAGTTGTTATACCCAATCCAGCTTTAGATGGACCTGAGCTCATATCACCATATCCCATTTTTTCTGCTATATTTTGTGCACCCATTGTATGAACATCTGATGTATTAAAATTTAATGTTTTATATTCATCTCCCATTGGAGCCCCAGCGTATGGTGATTCCGTATGTTGTGTTCCATTAAATGGCTGTGTTTGGTTTAACACTTCATTCAATAAAGGATTTTTACTTAACATTCTAGTTGGTTGTGGAGTATGTTGAATACCCTCACTAACCTCATTATCCATAAATGTTGGTTGAGCAGGTTTTTTAGTTAGAGCTCCTCTTAATTGAGAATTCTCTCTTAATAACTTTTTCATTTCAGCCTTTACACCTTCTTTAACTAAGGTTGGTAATACGGCTTTTATTTCATCTTTAACAATAATTTGTATTGCTTTTACTAATTTATCAGTATCCATACTTGTTTAGTTTTTATTCCCTTCACTATAAATATCTTATTATAATTTTTTGGTTATTGAAGTGATAGGTACGTTATGTTCTATTTTTTTACACAAGGAGGTGGTATAACAAACCCATCATATTTTTTTGGTGCTTTTGAAAATACACCACATCCATTTCTATTAAATCCACCACCACCAGTGTTTCCTTCTATTGTTGTTATTGAACCATTTGGTAAAACCGCTGATACAATTCCAATATGATGTGCATGTCCTGTCTTATCTGAATATATTACAGCTGCTCCTAATACTGGTTTAGATGACCAATATCCTTTTGATTTTGCCCAAGATTTCCAACTTGCACAAGCTGCTGCTCCGGGTGGAGTTGGTAAACCGGCTTCTTTCCACCAAGTAGTTACAGCACCCGCACACCAATAATAACCAGAACCAGATGATTTAACTTTCGCTTGATTATTTAATCCAGCAAATCCAATCATAGCATCAATTCTACCTGCTTTTGGTAATTGCCTACCTCCAGTAAAACCACCATAGTTTTTACCAGGTGGAGTACCAGTTTCTAATATACCAATATCCTTTTTGGCCGCATTAACTACCTTAGCCCCAGCAGGACATTTAGCATCAGTTATTTCAGCCAATGCATCAACTTCCTCTTCAGTTAAATCAACATCAGCTGCGTTTTGTTCACCTGCTTCTAATTCTTCTTCTTTTAATGTAGCATATTCTGCAGCTGGTTCCCTTTCTTCTAATGAAAGTGTTTCATCATTAGCTTCTATTTCAGCTTCAGCTTTTTCAGCTTGAAATGATTCAATTTGCTCAGGTGATAATGTTGTATCAGCTGCATTTTCAACCTTTGCTAATGCTACGGCAGCTGCTGCAGCTATAGCGGGTACTGATACCGATGGTGAAGATGGTGGTACCATATATCCAGTCCAAGGTAAAATACCCGGAGCTGGTAATGGTGATGGTACGGCTGGGTATAATGATGTAGTTTGTACAACTCCAGATACCGTTGTTAAATGAATCGTTGCTGCCAAAATGAATTGGTCAACAATTAATCCAGTATTATCATTTGGTGGTATTGGTGGTTGTGGAGTCCAAACTCCAGGGTTTACAACCAAATTAGATATAACCGCAACGTTTTGAACCGAACCGGGTGCAGGTATCATTGGTATTGGATAATTGTTCATAATCCCACCGGCCCAATAAGCTTGTACACCTTTTCCAAATTCACTAACTAAACTAAAAGCAGGTGAGTTAGATGCTTGTCCTTGATATAATGAAATTTTAAATAAATTTTCCATTACAGATGTATTTCCATTTTGAAGAGAAACCATATGAAGTAAATCCTTACCTGCTTTTATGGCTTTATCATACTCAGTTGCCCATAGGTTCGCTACAAAGTCAATATCCTCTATATTCTCAGGTGAATTTGCTTTATTTAATATGTTTGATTTAAAAGTTGCCCAAGACATTTATGATGTTTTATTTAGAGTACTTAAAAATTCTTTAAGTCTTGATTTAATAGAGTTAAAATCTGCAATATTTGTTGGGCCTGTTGCTGATGGGCCTGATGGTGTTAAATATATTTGTGCTACAATAGCATCAATTAATTCTTCCATTAATCCCAATAGAGTTTCTCCTCTAACTAATGATTCCAAATCAACATTACCAATATTAACTTTACCATTATTAGTATTTAAGTTTATATCCTTATCGTTTGTTAAAACGTTAATATTATCACCAACACTTACTTCAATCCCAAGCTTATTATCAATTGATAATGTACCATCTGAAATAAAACCATAATTTTTCTTAGAATAGAAAATCATTTCAGATGTCTTTGCTGAAAATATTAATCTATCAGAATTTATTAGGATTTGATTTCCTTTTAAATCAGATGGGTAACTTTTAAATGCCGATGGTTTGGTTTCAAAATCAGATGTACCAGAATCAGAAACAGTACCAGGTTGAAATGGTAATTGATATTCGTTACTACCAAATACAATTACACTACCATCTCTATTTACATCCTCTTCAGTTGATTT